CAACCACGAAATCAAATCCCAACTTGCTCGTCTTCTTGCCACCGAAGACCTTGTGGTGGAACACAAGAAGGTGGAGACTGCTTGCTTTAACGTACATACCCGTGTTCTTACTCTCCCTATGTGGGAGAAAGCAAGCAGCACTGTCTATGATCTTCTTGTGGGTCATGAAGTTGGTCATGCTCTTGAAACACCAGATGAAAACTGGATTGAAACTCATAAGATCCCTCCTCAGTTCGTGAATGTTGTAGAAGACGCACGTATTGAGAAGCTGATGAAGCGACGCTATCCTGGACTTGCAAAGACCTTCTACGTTGGATATAAAGAACTTTATGATGAAGATTTTTTCGCTCTTGGTGACGATGATGTAAATACTTACAATCTTGCTGACCGTGCCAATCTTTACTTTAAGATTGGTAACTTCATGAGGCTGAACTTTACTCCAAAAGAACAAGAGATTATTGATCTAATTTCTGCTGCGGATACCTTTGCTCAGGTTCTGGATGCTGCTGAAGCTCTTTACAAGTATTGTAAAATTCCCGAATCTTTGTCTCTTGCACCTAATATGCCAGAAGACAGTCAGGTTATTCCTGGGGAAAGTGAAGGATCTTCTGATCAAGAAACTAATTCACCTGGGAATATTGTAGAGGCACCTAAACCATTTGAGCAGGAAGAGAATTCCGAATCTTCTGAAGGAAAACCTAATAGTCAGGAGCAAGGTAAAGGTTCTGATAGTCATTCTCAAACACCTCAGAATGAGCAATCTTCTCCTGGAGCTGATAAAGAAGCTGAAACTGATCCTGAAGTCAAAACTATGGATTCTTTGGAAGAAGCTCTTAAAGATCTTGTTGATAAGGGTGAAATTGAGAATGCTTATGTCGAAGTTCCTGAACTTGATCTCAAACATATTCTCATTTCAAATGCAGAGATTCATAAAGTTTGCAATGGTCATTGGGTAAATGATAAAGAAATGCTGAAAGTTGTGGATAACCAATATCTTCAATTTAAAACCTCTGCTCAAAAAGAAGTTAATTATCTTGTAAAAGAATTTGAGTGTCGTAAGGCTGCAGATTCTTACGCAAGAGCTTCAACTTCTCGTACTGGTGTTCTTGATTGTGCTCGCCTGCATAACTATAAGTTTAGTGAAGATCTCTTTAAGAAAGTTACTACTCTTGCAGATGGTAAAAATCATGGTCTTATCTTTGTGCTAGACTGGTCTGGCTCTATGGGAAATGTCATGCTTGATACTGTCAAACAGCTTTTTAACCTTGTTTGGTTCTGTAAGAAAGTATCCATTCCATTTGAAGTTTATGCTTTCACTAACGATTATCCTATAGCTACAAATGTGGATGGTAAACATCAAATTCGCCAAACGGCTTATAGAAAGCGAGAAGGTGTTTTTCAGGTTCATGAATGGTTTTCTTTGATGAACATTCTTACAAGTAAAGTTAGTGGAAAAGTACTTGAAGATCAGATGAAGAATATTTTTCGTCTGGCTAATTATTTTGGATCTTACTATTCTAGTTATAGTATTCCTCCTGGGTTGACTCTTTCTGGAACTCCTTTGAATGAAGCAGTCATTTCTCTTCATCAAATTCTTCCCAAATTTCAAAGGGAGAATAAACTTCAGAAAGTTCAGTGTGTGATTTTGACTGATGGTGAAGGCTCTGAGCTTCGTTGGCATAAAGAGTTTAACCGCAAATGGGAAAAAGAACCTTATCTTGGTATTTGTGGAATTGGTCGTGGGGTGTTTCTTCGGGATCGTAAAACGGGAACCACATATTCCATGGATACTGAATGGTATAATGGTACAAATGTTCTTTTGAGAAATCTTCGTGATAAGTTTCCTGATATCAATTTTATTGGTATTCGGGTGATGGAGTCCCGTGAAGCTGGGAATTTTATTCGCAACTATTATCAGGCACATACTCCAGAATATACTAAAATCATGGATGATTGGAAGAAGAACAAGGCTTTTGCAATTAAAACTTCTGGATACCATACTTATTTTGGGTTCTCTTCCAACTCACTTTCTCAAGATTCTGAATTTACAGTTTCTGATGGAGCAGCTAAGACTACAATTAAAAATGCTTTTATGAAGAGCTTTAAAGCTAAGAAGATGAACAAGAAAATTCTTGGAGAATTCATCGAACTGGTGGCCTGAACCACTTTCCAAACTGTCCACGGGAGCCTCCAGCTCCCACCATTGTCCTTTATAATTGATCCTGTTACAATGAACAACGACCTCAACAACATTATGCCTCGCAAAATTGCCGTGACTGACAACGAAATCATTGAATCGCTCAAGGAACTCTATGGCTCTGAGATCACTTCTGGGGATGTGAGGGGCTTTTGTGCCTCCCGTTCTTTGAACTATCAGACCGTTACTCGTCGTCTTGAAGCTTATAAGACTTCCCGTGGCCGCTGGAATCTGGAAGTCACTCAAGAACGTGTGGACGAGATCGAACGCTCGTTCCAAAGTGTTTCTGTTATTCCTGAAGCTCATCAAAATCTGGTTCCTGACAAAGATGATACTTTTGTCAAGTTTGGTAACTTCAACGACGTTAAGAAAATTATTGCTTCTCGTCTTTTCTACCCCACCTTCATCACTGGCCTCTCTGGTAACGGTAAGACCTTTGGTGTTGAGCAGGCTTGTGCTCAACTGAAGCGTGAACTTATCCGTGTGAATATCACCATTGAGACTGATGAAGATGACCTGATCGGTGGTTTTCGTCTTGTGAATGGTGAAACCGCCTGGCACAATGGTCCTGTGATTGAAGCTCTGGAGCGTGGTGCTATTCTTCTGCTGGATGAGATTGATCTTGCATCTAACAAGATCCTGTGCCTTCAGTCCATTCTGGAAGGTAAAGGTGTATTCTTGAAGAAAATCGGCCGCTTTGTCAAGCCTGCTCCTGGTTTCAATGTAATTGCCACGGCAAATACTAAGGGTAAAGGATCTGATGATGGTCGCTTCATTGGTACTAATGTTCTGAATGAAGCTTTCCTTGAGCGTTTCCCTGTGACTTTTGAGCAATCGTATCCTTCTACGTCTGTTGAGCAGAAGATTTTGGAAGGTGTTGCTCTGGATCTTGGTGTGGAAGATCGGGACTTCTGTAAGAATCTTGTTGACTGGGCAGATGTGATTCGCAAGACCTTCTATGACGGTGGTATTGAGGAAATCATCAGCACTCGTCGTCTGGTGCATATCATCCGTGCTTACAGCATCTTTAACAACAAGGCAAAGGCAATTCAAGTTTGTGTAAATCGCTTTGACGATGATACCAAACAAGCATTCCTTGAACTCTATGATAAAGTGGATGCACAGTTCCAGATGCCTACTGATGAAAACAAAGAGGAACCCACTCCAGTTCAATTTGACTCCAGCGTTCCATTCTGATATAATCATGGGAGGGCATTAGCCTTCCCTTTTTACTGTCAAATTTTATCTATTATACTATGACTGAAAAAACAAATCATCTTTGGAAATACAACGAGGATAAAATCCTTAAAGATATTGAAGATTATGTGACTTCTACTTACAAAGGGCACTATTGCGGACAAGACGATGAGTATTCAGATATTCAAACTATTGATCTCATGGCTGCAAAGGGTCTAGCATCATCATTTTGCCAAGCAAATATTCTGAAATATGGAAGTCGTTACGGTGAAAAGGATGGGCATAATAAAAGGGATTTGATGAAAGTGATTCATTATGCTATGCTTCTTCTTCACTTTGATAAGCATTATTCCCGTCAAGATAATGGTCTAACTGAATTTCGTTGATTATGAAACTAAAAGATAAAACTATGAAGCTCTCTGATAATACACTAGCTCTTCTCAAGAATTTTGCTGGAATTAATAACTCAATTTTTGTGAAGAAAGGAAATCGTCTTCGTACAATTTCCGTAGCCAAGAACATTCTTGCTGAGGCTGACATTAGTGAAGAATTCCCTAGGGATTTTGCAATTTATGATCTCAATCAATTTTTGAATGGATTGAGCCTTCATCAGGATCCAGATCTAGATTTTGCAGAAGAATCTCACATTACGATTAGAGAAGGAAAGCGTAGAGTTAAGTACTTTTATGCAGATCCAAATGTAATTATTTCCCCTCCAGAGAAGCAAATTCAGCTTCCTTCACAGGATGTTTGCTTTCAACTTGATAGTGTAACTTTGGAGAAATTAGTTAAGGCTGCTGGAGTTTATCAGCTTCCTGATCTTTCTGCAGTTGGTGATGCTGGTGTTATTCGTCTTGTTGTTCGTGATAAGAAGAATGATACGTCTAATGAATATTCTATTGTTGTTGGAGAAACGGATAAGCAATTCGTTTTCAATTTCAAGGTAGAAAATATTAAGATTATTCCTGGCTCTTATGATGTGGTTGTGTCAGAAAAATTACTGGCACAGTTCACGAACGCCAAGTACAATCTTTGCTACTATATTGCCTTGGAACCTGATTCAACATTCAACTAACGTGAACATTTTTGTGACTTCCCCTTGGCCTGCTGAGAGTGCTATTTGCCTCCCAGACAAGCACATTGTCAAGATGCCTCTGGAGTGCTGTCAGATGCTCTCCATCGTCGCCTCAGAGAAGTGGGGGCATGGGTACGGAACCCTCTCTAAGGCCGATGGAACGGCCTACAGCACCGAGAAGGGAGCGTTTCGTAATCACCCCTGCACTCAATGGGCAGCCGCCAGCGTGGACAATGCTTATTGGTTGATCAAGCATGGTATGAACCTTTGTGACGAATACACACTTCGTTATGGTAAGGTTCATTCTTGCTATAATACTTTGGTAGAAGCATATTATAAGTTTCCCAAGGGTAAAATTACTAACGTAACATCATTTGTGAGGGCAATGCCAGATGAGTTTAAACTTGACACAGGGATTGACACTTTTACTGCTTACAAGATGTATATCTCATCCAAACCTTGGGTTGCATCTAATTATCTTCGTATGCCAGAACGAAAACCTGCGTGGGTTTAATTATGTACGACCATGAAAAAAGTATAAAAAAATTATTTTCTTTTTTGGAGGAATATAAAATCCATTTAACAGAAAATGATTTGCTGAATTTTCTTAAAATAACTAATAGATGGCCTTATAGATCTATTGATAATAAGCCAACTGTAGAAATTATAACAGAGTGGTCTGGAAAATGTAAAGATGAATTCTATGACATAACTGGAAAATTTAATTTTAATAGGTGGAAAGAGAAGTATGATCGTGGGTTTACAACTATTTTATCGGATGTATTAGATTTAACCGAAGAATTGAGAAATCTTCAAAATGAAATTGTAAAAATTTCTGGAAAAAATATACAAGGAAATTTTTATTTCACTAAAGGATCGATAAATCATAGAATAAGTTTTGATGATCATATTCATGAATATCCCGTGTTGGTAAAAATCATTTATGGAAATTGTAAATGGAAAATTGAAAACGATTATTGGGAGGTTAAATCTGGGGATGTTCTTCACATACCTGCAGGATATGTTCATAGTGTTGTAGAATGTGTGGATAGAAAACTTTCATTGACCTTAAATTTTGAATAATTTAAATTATGAATAAACAAGAAAGAATTGATGAACACATAGTTTCCTTTTGTGAAGATATTTACGAAAGGAAACCAAAGGAAAAACGTAATGATCCTGAATTTTGGGATTTGATTGATGATATTGAATTATCTTTGAAAGTGATGTTTGTTTTAAGGTTTGATTATGACAAGTGAATTTCTTTTTGTGGAAAAGTACCGTCCTCAAGTTATTGATGACTGTATTCTTCCCGATGATACTAAAAAGACTTTTAAGGAGTTTGTAGAGAAAGGAGAGATCCCAAATCTTCTTCTTGCGGGACCTCCTGGTATTGGTAAGACAACAATTGCAAAAGCACTCTGCAATGAATTAGGAGCAGATTTTTATGTCATCAACGGATCCGACGAAGGACGTTTCTTGGATACTGTACGAAACCAAGCAAAAAACTTTGCTTCGACCGTCTCACTTACGGGATCTTCTAAACACAAAGTCATCATCATCGACGAGGCGGATAACACAGGCAACGACGTTCAACTCCTTCTACGGGCAAATATTGAGACATTTTATAACAACTGCCGATTTATTTTTACCTGTAACTACAAGAATAAGATCATCGAACCTTTGCACTCCAGATGTGCAGTCATTGACTTCAACATTAAGAAAGCGCAGAAGGCTCAGTTGGCGGGATCATTTTTCAAGCGCCTACAGAGTATTTTGGACGCCGAAAGAATTACTTATGATTCAAAGGTTCTTGCAGAACTTGTTTCAAAACATTTTCCCGATTTCAGAAGAGTTCTTAACGAATGTCAAAGGTACTCGACAGGTGGAACGATTGATGCGGGAATTCTTGCATCTTTCTCGGACATTTCTGTAACTGACCTTATCAAGCATATGAAAGCAAAGAATTTTACTGAAGTTCGTAAATGGGTTGTGACAAATCTTGATAACGATGCAACTTTAATTCTTCGTAAAGTGTACGATGCTTGTTATGATACTCTCATTCCAGCGTCAATTCCTGCTGCAGTTCTTGTGATTGCTAAGTATCAGTATCAATCTGCTTTTTGTGCGGACCAAGAAATTAATCTTTTGGCAGCACTGACTGAAATTATGTGTGAGGTAGAATTTAAATGAACTTATATAAAATAGATATTTCAAGATTATATGAATATCCAGTCAAAACTACTCCTCAAAATGTTCAAGAAGCAAATGAGGGTCTTTTCAGGGCAAAGATGACTTTGCCTGCTGCGGCAAAGCATTGTGGTATGACACATAAAGAAATGAAATTGACTTTTTGGGAGTTTTTAAAGTACAATAAACCAGACTATATACAACCAGAATAACATGGAATTGAAAGATTGGTTAAATTCAATTAATCAAACTAAAAACAATTTGATTGATGAAGATCCATCTAGAGAGAAGGATTATTCTCCTTATATTATCAATCGCTGTTTATCTGCTTATACTGATAGTATTCTTTTTGCAAATGTAATGAATCAATATCATTTTCTTCCAAAGAAAATGCAATATGACTTTTTTATAAATAGTCTGAGGAAAAGGAAGAGATATTCTCCTTGGCTCAAACAGGATAAAATCAAAGATCTTGATTATGTCAAACGTTATTATGGTTATAGTAATGAGAAGGCAAAGCAAGCTTTGAGGATTCTTACAAAAGAACAACTTAATTTTATAAAATCAAAATTTGAAACTGGAGGAACAAAATGAGTGTTGTTAAGGAACCTGAAGTAAGATGGACGCCAGAGCAGATGGTGGAAGTGATTCTCAATGAACCTGATGATTTTTTGAAGGTTCGTGAGACTTTGACACGTATCGGTGTAGCTTCAAGAAAAGAAAGAAAGATTTATCAATCTTGCCATATTCTTCATAAGCAAGGTAGATATTATCTTGTTCACTTTAAAGAGCTGTTTGCCTTGGATGGTAAACATGCTAATCTTACTGTAAACGATGTTCAGCGTCGCAATCGTATCGCTCAGCTTCTTGCTGATTGGGGATTGATTGAGATTGTTGATGTAAATAAAATTCAAGATATTGCTCCACTTAATCAAATCAAAGTACTTGCTTATAAAGATAAGGGTGATTGGATTTTAGAGACCAAGTACAATATTGGCTCTAAAAGGAAGAGGGATGAGGAAACCGAATGAGTAGGTGGGGGTTTC